AAGCTCAAGGAGTTTATTAATGAAAAGACCAACTGTACTGTAATGCAGCATCCTAGATTAGAAGCAGATGATCTCATCGCAGGTTGGATTGAAAATCATCCCAATGATAATCATATCATTATCTCTACAGACAGTGACTTTGTGCAGCTTATCGCTCCAAATGTTAAACAATATAATGGTGTTATGGAAACGACTACTACGCACGAAGGCATCTTTGATAAGAAGGGCAAGCGTGTCATTGACAATAAGACGAAGGAACCGAAAGTTATTCCTAATCCCGACTGGTTGCTTTTTGAAAAGTGTATGCGTGGTGATCCCACTGACAACGTGTTTAGCGCTTTTCCAAAGGTTCGCAAGAATAAGCTAGAAGAAGCATATGAAGATCGTAACAGCAAAGGTTTCGCTTGGAACAATATGATGCTACAGCGTTGGGTAGATCATAACGGTGAAGAGCATCGCGTTCTCGACGATTACGAGCGCAATCGTAGGCTGATTGATCTCAAGGCACAACCTGATGATATCAAGGCTATCATTGTAGAGACTATTAAGACAAATAGCGTACCAAAGTCTGTAGATCAAGTAGGAATGCGATTCTTAAAGTTTTGTGGACTGTTTGATCTAGTTAAGATGGCAGAGCAAGCACAATCATATGCCGAACCACTGAATGCAAAATACCCGGAGTAACGAAATGGAAATGAAAGCAAAACCAGTCATAGATGGAAAATTCTGGATACTAGAAAATAACGGAATCAAGGTCGGAATCTTACAAAAGGACGAAACTGATAAGTTTGTCCTATCATCTAAAGAAAACAAGAGTGTTTTTAAGGATATTAGGAGCATTGAAAAACAGTTTGGAAAAAGTTTCTTTATTAGTTCCAAGCAGGAAACCAAAGAAACTATAAACGAGATCTATGGTTTCAAGACAAACTGCGAACCGCACAATCCAATGTATGATGTAAAGAAGAAACTACCATTGTTTACTAAGAGCGATGCTAGCAAGAGCGTTTATTGTGCAGGCTATTATGCTATCAAGTTTGATAAGGGTTGGGTCAAGAGTTTCTGTCCCAAGCTGATCACTATACAGAGATATGAAAACCGTGGTCCTTTCCGCACAGAATTAGAACTTAAACAGGAACTAGTCAATGTTAACCGATAGGATTTCCATAGCTATACTAGAAGATTTCGTAAAGAAAGTTAGGACTGCTGCTAGATCCAATCAAAAGGTCATACAGATACCTATACACGAAGCAGAGACCCTAGTTTACAATCTAAATCTAGTAACTCTACAGCTTTTAGACAAGTTCCAAACAGCAGAAGTTAAAAAATCAGCACAAGAAGATGTCCTAGTAGTAGCGATGGACGGTGGCGGATTCGATGAAAAGCGATAAATATGTGTATGAGTCGACCAAAACCAACTGTGATATTGGAATTTGCCAATAAGAAAACCTACAAGGTTGATCAGATCTTAGAGGCAGACGCCATATGGGCTGTGTTTTATCAAAACAAACCATTTAATCTAAAGAGCAGCAGTTTAGTTAGTAACTACCCAGGTCCTAAATATAAAAAGACCAGCTTTAGTAATCCAGGACACGCTATCAACTTAACAAAGAAATTAAATCATCTATTTAAAACAGAAGATTTCCAAGTGGTTAAATTAACTAGCGGAGAGATTATGGAATGGCAGACCTTAAAAGATCACTAACTAACATCTTCCTCAATCAGGCCGGACTGAATACGGACGAAGAGACTCTGAAGAAAGCCTTGATAAGTTGGTGGAAAAATCCTCGACAGAAGACAGAAGGTGGTCTCGCTCTTACAGAAGAAGGATTTAATTTCCTATCTGGTGTTTTAGGATTGAAGAGTTACAAGATCCCTTTCCCAAAAGATTTCCAACTGACTACACAGATACTATTGTTTATGGATCAGCACATAGACTGTCCGCATTATTATAACAAGAAAAATATCGTCGTCTTTAATGAGAGAGTAGCCTGCGAATTATTGCTATTCTCAGGCGATGTCAGGAAATACGGTGTTGCTAAAGCAATGGCTAGGCAGAGGGAAATAAATCCTTTATAATCGTTGACGTATTCTCGCAAGATGCTATTATAACAGTATAGACATTAACGCAGAGGAGCAAACACAATGTCAGATTTTAGTACACGTACCGTTAGCATCAATGGCGCCAAAGCTGCTTTGCGTCACGCTTTTAAGAAACAGCGCCCCGTGTTTATTTGGGGACCCCCAGGCATCGGCAAGTCCGATACTGTACATCAGCTCGGTGACGAGATGGACAATGCCTATGTAATCGACGTGCGTTTGAGCCTGTGGGAACCTACAGACATCAAGGGCATTCCTTATTTTAATGCCAATGACAATACAATGAGCTGGGCACCTCCCGTTGAGCTTCCTACCCAGGAATTTGCTAGCAAGTATAATCATATCATCTTGTTCCTAGATGAGATGAACTCAGCACCGCCCAGCGTACAAGCTGCTGCTTATCAGCTGATCCTCAACCGTCGAGTTGGCACGTATCATTTGCCAGACAATGTTATCGTTGTTGCTGCTGGTAACCGAGAAGCTGACAAGGGCGTTACTTACCGTATGCCTGCTCCGCTTGCTAATCGCTTCGTACATCTTGAACTACGTGTTGACTTTGATGACTGGTTCCAGTGGGCTGTTGCTAACAAGATCCACAAGGATGTCGTTGGTTACATCAGCTTTGCCAAACAGGACTTGTACGATTTCGATCCTAAGACTGCTAGCCGCTCGTTTGCTACTCCTCGTTCTTGGAGTTTTGTTAGCGAACTGCTCGAAGACGATATCGGCGAGAACACACTCTCAGATCTCGTAAGCGGTGCTGTAGGCGAAGGTACTGGTGTTAAGTTTATGGCACATCGCAAGATTGCCGGACGTATGCCTAATCCAACTGACATCCTTGCAGGCAAGGTTAAGGAGCTCAAGGTTAAAGAGATCTCCGCTATGTATTCTCTCACTGTTAGCTTGTGCTATGAGCTCAAGGACGGTGCTGAGAAGAAAATCAAGGGCTGGGATGAACAGGCTGATAATTTCTTCCGCTTTATGATGGATAACTTTGAGACTGAGCTCACTGTTATGGGTGCTAAGATCGCGCTTACTAACTATGACTTGCCTCTAGATCCTAGCAAGATGAAGAACTTCGATGAATTCCACGATCGTTTCGGCAAGTACGTTATCGCTGCTAATCAGTAACACTAAGGCTGCTAGATAATGTTGTCTAGCAGCTATTTTCACATATGGAGAGAACTATGAACTATCAAGAAGAACGAATCTATGATCTAGAACAAAAGGTAAATGTTATCAAAAAGGTAGTTATTACATCTGCTATCGGACTAGCACTTATCTCTACTGCACTTAGCAGCTTTTATATCGTTGATCCTAGCGATCGTGCAGGTGTGCGTAGCTTTGGACAGCTGACTACGACTACACCTATTGGTCCTGGATTACACTTTAAGGTTCCATTCTTTAGCACTGTTGATAAGCTACAGGTCAGTCTTACTACATTGCATATGGAAACCTTTAGCACAAACACAGTCGACAACCAGCGTGTACAGTTGGAAATCAATATGACCTATCGTATCCCTGAAGATGGTGTGTTCCGTTTGATGTATGACACAGGTGGGACTGGTCCCGGTGATATTACAAATCAGATCAAGAGCGTTGTCCGCGATCGGGTTAGCCGTGTTGTTGCTAGCAAGAATACCAACAGCATCAGCGGTGACCGAGAGAAGATCCAGAACGAGATCTTTGGCGAAGTCGAAAAGTCTGTGTATGATCTGTTCCGTATCAAGGTCGAAAGCCTGCAGATCCCCGGCATCGTATATAGCGAGACATTTAACAGCAGTGTAGAAGCCGCGGTCCGTGCTAAGAACGAAGCTATCGCAGAAGAGAATCGCAAGAAGGTGTTTGAATATCAGGCACAGCAGAAGGTTATCACTGCTGAAGGTGAAGCAAAGCAAGCTACTGTACGTGCAGAAGGCGAAGCTAAGTCAGCTGCTATCGCTGCACAAGGTGCTGCCAATGCTCTACTAATCCGTGCGCAGGCAGAAGAGAAGGCTGCTGAACTCGCAGGTCAAGGTAATGCTGCCCGGCTCAGTGCAGAGATTGTAGCACTAGGTGGTCCAGACAAGTATCTCGAACTACAGCGTACTATCGCTACACAGAAGTGGAATGGTCAGGGGCCTGCAACTGTGATGAGCACAAATGGGCAGATGCCTATGCTGCTTAATATGCCGGGAAGCAAGTAACCCGCTTGACTAATCTATTAAATGTGTTATTATATAAACATAACAAAGGAGTAACAAATGGCGACCGCAGTAGCAGAACGTAGAGATATCCGCAAATACGAAGAGAAACTTATCACAGCCCGTGTTGGACTGCTGCTTCGGCATAGTTTCTTTGGCAACCTCGCAACACGTTTGCGCATGGTAGACTGCACAGATGATCCGCACATTAATACTGCTGCAACTGACGGTCGCTATTTCTATTATGACACAAAATTTATCGACAAACTGAGTCCTAAGCAAACAGAATTCCTGTTCTGCCACGAGGTACTGCATAACGTGTTCGATCATATGGGACGGCGAGGCTCACGTGATCCTGACATTTGGAATATCGCAGCCGACTATGCTATCAACCAGATCCTCGTAGACGATCGCATCGGCGACAAGATTACACAGGTCAAGATCTTCCAAGACAACAAATACCGCGGCAAGAGTGCAGAAGAGATCTACGACATTATTTTTGAGAAATATGATCTCCAGCAACTTCAGCAGCTTGGTGAACTGCTAGATCAGCAT